TTTGGTCATCATCAGAACCGTTGATGACTGCAATTTTGATCACGATTGGCATGGCGCGTGACCATGAAACCAAATCGCCATTCAATCCCATTTCAAAATCAGCTATCTTGACTTCGGGAATGTCAAGCGGGTCAACGTCGCCAGCAAACTGCGTAACAGGAATGCCGTTTGGATATGTTGAACTCGCAACGATATTCAATGCGAGGCCAAAACCAGAAACGTCTTGTGTCATGTCGAAAACTCCTAATCAAATCTGCCTACACGTACAAAGCCGTTTTTGGTTAGATCAAAACGTGTGACCCTAAAACTTTGTTGATGACGTTTTCTTTGGCGTAAATCAGGATATAGTTAGCCTGATAAACCGTTTTGCCAGCATTGTTGACAACGCTTGAAAACGTCACGTCATACCAGTAACCAATCGTAGCAACTTGCTGCGCCGCCTTAGCGTTAGCCAAATTGACAATGTAAGCGATTTGCGTTGTAGTCAATTCTTCGCTCACGCTGATAACCCCGTTGAACACGCCTTGCGCTACGGCTTGCTGAAGAATGTTCATGCAAGTAGCCTTGCCAGAAGCATTTGCCGCAATTTGATTTAGAGCAAGCAAAGCCGACATAAACAAATTGCCGATTGTGCCTTTCAACCATATTTCGTTGTAGTAATCGGTCAAAACCGTGACGGCGTTTCCAGTTCCCATCATAACGCCAGTCTGCCAGAAATTAATCTCTTGACCGTTGATTTGCGTTTGACCGTAATAGTTGATAGATAGACCGTCATACGTGTTAGCGTCCGTATCATCGGTGACGCTTGGCGTTAAACTGCTATCAACCTGAAAGCTATAATTTGACGAAGCGTTACGGTTTGCATAGTTCGTCGCCGCCGCGACTTTAGCAGGCGTGCTTTCGGGAAACTCTGTGCTCAAAGGTGCGAGCGCCAGAGTCGTGCCTTCGTAACCAGCTAGTGCCGCACTCCAAGCCGCCGCATTGGCAGCGGTCACTTGCACGAGAAACACGAAGTCAACCGAAGGGTTATTGTTCATGTTCCATGCTGCAGCGGCTTCAACTTGCTGCAACGTCAGATTTGCGGCATTGGTAAACACGAATGAAGCAAAATTCGTTGAAGCATTCACAGAGTTTTGCAACGTAGTCGGAATGGTTTCGACATTATTGCCCGGCGAAATAATGACGTTAGGCGACAAAAATCCGAGCGCAAGCGACACGGTTTCCGCGCTATCGCTCGCAAAAGAAATTGTGCCGCCAGCCGTGCCTACAGTTCCGCCTGTAATTTCAAAATTGCCCGGAATAGCATTGTAAGCGACGGTTGCACTGACAAAACCAGCCGCAACAAGCTTTGCCTGAAGCGATGTAGCGACTGCCGCAAGGCTAAGGTCAGTTGAGAAATTGATGCCGGTTACAACTTCGGTCACACCGTTTATCGTGATCGTCATTTCGCCAGCGGTAATCGCCTGCAACTGTGCAAGCGTATCTGTTTCGGTTGCGTCGCCGATTGCATAAGGTGCGACGGCTACATTTGTCCAACGCGCAAAGCTTATCTTATCAGGGCTTGTGATTTGTTTCGACACGAAACCAAAATAAGGTGCAGCGCGCAAATATTCTTCCGAAGTTGAACCGAAATAGCTTTCGACTTCGGCCGCCGTTTCAAATTCGACAAACGATAAAGCCGGAACAAGAGGATTTGTCGTAAACACGCGCAAGATAAGGTCACGCGCTTTGACCGCACCGGCACCGCCAACGCCTGACGTTATATCAATATAACGTGTGAAAGAAATTGCCACAGCGCAAACTCCTAAAGTTAAACAGGGTAAAGCCCTGCGTTGTTAATCGGTGCAAGTGTTGTCGTGCTAGGCGTTGACGTTGTAATAACGTCAGTGTGGGCAAATTCTAAATCAAAAGACGGGTCGGCCTCCATCCTTCTCTTATCATCAGTCCAATAGACTTGCCTACCTGTTTTTACGCGAAGCACTTGAACGTTTTCGGCGGCTAGAGCAAGCCGCGTGACGTCGCTTTGCAATATTGATTTTGCATAATTCAAATAGTCCTTCGCCGTAAGCTGGTTAGGATTTGCAGGGTCTTGAATTAGCGTACAGTTAAATTGAATCGTTGTTATTACTGGTTGTTCTTCAGTATGCACCATGACTTCATTGACCGCGTCATAGCTATCGGTACGTTTCAAAAAACCAAAAAATTCATCACTTACCGCCGTCCAATAAATTGTTGGAGGTGTTGGCAAACCTTGCGAAGTCGGTTGATGACGTATTTTAGTGTTAGGCAACACAGTCAAAGGCGTAACTACTTCAGACAATGATGCAAACCCGGTATCAAGCGCGGCTTTTATAATTGTTCCTAAAGCGTTTTCATTCATGCGACTTGAACCGCCATTACGCCAACAAAACCTTGCGGCTTTTTCCATGCCGTGTTAGCGACAACTTCAAACGTTTGACCGCTATAACAAATACGGTCCGCTTCGCCGTCACGCTTCAAATCATTAATCGGTGCCTCTGTGTAAAACATCATATAGTTTTTTTCAAAGTCTAAACCGTTATACTGAACTTGAGCACGGCTTACCGCTTGCGGTTGCGCTGTTATAAAAACCGGGTCAGCATAAACCGCAACATCAAACCCGGCCGAGTTTGTGGTTTTATTCAAAAACTTGAACCATTGCGGTTTTTCCGCGCCAACGGTTGCCATTGCTCGCTTTAAAATATGACCGCCCAAAATCTTCATTCTGGCGTGCCTTTCGGAACAACCATAGACACAACTGAAGCAAGTAATAAACCGCCAGCACCGCCGCCAGCCGCCTTACTCATCACAGGTTCAACCAATGGCTTTTTGCCTGTTTCTGTCAATTCGTCTAAAGCAATGCCAAGCCTTGACGCGCGATTTTGAAGCGTGCTTTTTTTTAACGGTTCTATGCCGTCGCGTGTTATCGTTTTTCTTACATCGCCTTCCGATTTGCCGCCGATTGCAATAAGAGCGTCTTTTGCTGACATACCATTCACAACAGCTTTAACAAGCTGATTTGCAAGCGTGCGATATTCGCCTTCATTTTTTTTCAACATATCCCGCAACCCAAGCCGGGGCGGAATGTTTTTCGGTGCGTAGCCAAATTCCTGAATAGCCGCAATATAAGCGACCGCCACGCCGTTCCGGTACTTAGCCGAGGAAAACCACCCGACTCTTGCCTGAAACTCGCCCAGCGTCGCCAAAGCCGCTAGAATGCGATGCCCTGGCCCTGGCACGCGAACAACCTTTACCAGCGGCAACCCGGCCCAAAGCCGCCCCCTATACGCCTGAAGCCTAGCCTTTCGGGGTTTCCGGCCACGTAGAAGCCGCCAACGGCTTTTTGCGCCAGTAATGCCCACAATGCAGCGCCCGGCCCGGTCAGGTTCAACCATGTGCCGAATTGTGACCGATGCGGCGGAGGTGTTAAGCTAACCTTCACCTTGTCAACCTGTGCGTCTTGCGTCAGCCCTACAGGCGCACCATCGTTTTCGTTAAGCATGTTATTCAAAACAAGTAGATGCGCCGTCATCTGATATAGAGCAAGTTGGCGCGAAGCATTATTCAAAACGCCAACGTTCAAATCAGAAATATAATTCGTTGCGTTACCAAAAAACATTTCAATAACGCCGTCAGGATAAGTCAACTCATTTTTGAACATCGGAAAAGTCGCCCGAAAGTCAGACAATGTAAGCGTCAAGACTGTAGGCAGATTTCCAGACATGGGTTAACGCTTCTTTGCTTTTGTTTTTGACGCGGCCGTTGCGGCTTCAGCTTGCGGCGCGTTCTCGCCAAATGGGCTATTCGGTCCAAAATCGCCCGGAACTAGCGGCGCGCTACCGTCGCGGTTGTTCATATCAGCCGCCGCGATTTCCGCATTGTCTCGCGTGTCTTTTGACACTTTAACAAAGCCGCGTTCTATGTGACGTTGAAAGGCCGGAACGGTCAAAAGAAAGTCAAGGTCATCTTGGGTAACTTCGGTGCCAACACCTACAGGTGTATAGAGCGTGCGTTTCGCTGCAACGTTTGAACCGCCCGCAATCGTCACAGATTTTTTAATGCGGTTCAACCCCTTATATTCGGGGTTTTCGTGATACAAGGCATAAGTCGTTGCATTCGTTGCAGTCGAATAAACAAAAGGCATTTTAAAATCCCTGTGAACAAAAACTAACAGCGAGGTTTTGCCTCGCTGTTTTC